GACATCATTTGCCATAACGGGTAATGCATCAACCGCAAGCGTTGGAAGCGTCACCCGTGGTGAGACATCGTTTGCCCTGACTGGTAATGAGTCAACCTTATCTATTGGCGATATTGCGCGTGGCACAACGTCTTTTGCCATTAGTGGCAACGCATCGACTGGATCAGTCGGAACGATGGTGGCAGAGGTTATCTCCTTTGTACCTATTACTGGCGTAGAAAGCACATCAGCAATTGGGGATGTCACATTCGTCATCAGTATTGCGATAATTGGCAATCAATCAACTGGTTCTGTCGGAACATTAGTAGGGTTTGGCTGGGGATCGATACCAGACACGCCTGAGACTTGGACAGCACAACCAGACACCTCGGAGAGCTGGACACCAATTACAGACACATCCGAGACTTGGACAGCACAATCTGATACATCGGAAAGCTGGTCTGAAATAGCAGACAATTCAGAAACATGGACGCAAGTCACAGCATGAGGTGAAACATGGCAGATTCAACTACGACAAACCTTTTACTTACCAAACCAGAGGTAGGTGCATCCACAGACACTTGGGGTACGAAGATCAATACCGATCTGGACACTATTGATGCATTGTTTACAACTGGTCCTGCTTTAAAGCCAAGTAAAGGTGGCACAGGTATATCAAATAATGATTCTGCAACCGTTACAAGTTCTGGAAATTATGCCTACACAAGAACATTAACAGGCGCAACAAATGTCACCTTTCCAACGACTGGCACATTATCAACTTTGGCTGGTTCTGAGACATTTACCAACAAAACTCTGACTAACCCCACAGTCAATAACTACACCGAGGGCGTAGTAGCAATCGGTAACTCCAGCACATCACAAACCCTATCCCTAACCAACGGTACAGTTCAGACAGTAACCATGACAGGTAACTGCACATTCACAATGCCAACGGCAACTGCTGGAAAGTCATTCATTCTTATTGCGGTGCAAGATGCCACAGGATCACGCACAGCAACATTCACATCTGTGAAGTGGGCTAATGGAACTGCACCAACCATGACCACTACGGCAACCACAGGACGAGACATATTTGCTTTTGTGTCTGATGGAACTAACTGGTACGGAACTGTTGCACAGGCGTTTGCATAATGTTTTCACACATTAAAGAACTCTTTAGTAGACCTAGTGGCTACACCATTGCTAGAAGTGTGCGTCTGCGCTCAAGTGCTAGTGCTTATTTCAATCGGACACCAGCAGTTGCTGGAAATCAAAAAACATGGACATGGAGTGGTTGGGTAAAACGAGGAATAGTAAATGCCGCAACAACCGATATGTTGTTTGCCGTAAGAAATACTGGCGTAACTGTTTATGGATATATTGCATTTAGTTCAGATCAATTAGACGTTACTTTTCTTGCCGCTACTTATCGTAGAACTACATCTGCTGTATATCGTGACCCATCTGCTTGGTATCATATTGTAGTTGCAGTTGATACAACTTTATCTACTTCAACTGACAGAATAAAAATATATGTTAATGGTGTTCAAGTTACTGCTTTTACAACAAATTCAAATGGAACACAAAACGCAAATAGTGATTTTAATTCAACGGAAGTTCATGCAATAGGTAGATATGGGGCATTGAGTGCGAACTACCTTGACGGATACCTCACCGAAATCAACTTCATTGACGGACAAGCCCTAACCCCATCTTCATTTGGTTCAACCAACGCACTAACAGGCGTATGGCAACCAGCCAAGTACACGGGTACTTATGGCACTAACGGCTTCTATCTGAACTTCTCTGATAACAGCAACAACACAGCCACGACTATCGGCAAGGACTACTCTGGCAACGGCAACAACTGGACACCTAACAACATTAGCGTGACTAGCGGTTCTACATACGACAGCATGACCGATGTGCCTACGCTGACAAGTGCAACTGCGGCTAACTATCCAACATGGAATCCATTAGTCCCTAGTGGACAAGCCGCACCAACTGACGGGAATTTAAGTCAGATAAATTCAACGGGTTGCAGAACGGCAACTATGCCATTCCCGCAAAGTGGTAAATGGTATCTAGAATGGCTTGCTGGTTCAAATACTATGGCTATTGTTGTTGGTTCGCCTTTTGTTCCAACTACACAAGCAAATTCACAAACTTATTCGGTTGGCTACTATAACAATGGAAATAAATATATTGCTGGAACAGCGACTGCTTATGGTGCATCTTTTACATCAGGAGACATTATTGGTTTAGCACTAGACTTTACTGTTAGCCCACCAACAATTACATATTATAAAAATAATGCGTCTCAGGGTTCAATAAATTTAACAAGTGGAATTGACTATTATGTGGCGGCTGGAATTGGCGGTACTGGTTTAGAGGTTATTAACTTCGGTCAACGCCCATTCTTCTACACACCCCCAACAGGCTATGTTGCACTAAACACATATAACCTACCCGCATCAACCATCAAGAATGGTGCGGCTTATATGGCGGCTACGACTTATACTGGTACGGGGGCAACGCAAACAATCAGTAACTCTGTAAACGGAATAAGTTTTCAACCTGATTGGGTTTGGACTAAAGCAAGAAGTGCCGCTATTGCTGGACTTGTTTATGACTCAGTTCGAGGGGCCACTAAATATTTGCAAACCAACTCAACAAGTGCAGAGGGAACAGGCGCAGATTCTTTAACAGCATTTGCAAGCAATGGATTTACTGTTGGTGCTGATACATCTACAACAGGTGTAAATCAAAACACAACCACCTATGTCGGCTGGAACTGGAAAGCAGGTGGTACAGCCGTATCAAACACATCTGGCTCTATCACTTCACAGGTAAGTGCAAACACTACTGCTGGCTTTAGCGTGGTGACTTATACGGGTAACGCAACTGCTGGCGCTACTATTGGTCATGGGTTGGGTGTTGCGCCACAAATGGTGATTGTGAAACAGCGTAGTGGTGTTCAAGATTGGGTTGTTTACCATGTAAGTGTTGGTAATACAGGTGCGTTATTTTTACAGTCTACAAGTGCTGTTGCAACTAACATTCTTTATTGGAACAACACAACTCCATCTAGTTCTGTTGTCACACTTGGTTCTGGAAATGGTGTAAATGCTAATGCCGCTACTTATGTAGCCTACTGCTTTGCCCCAGTAGCAGGGTATTCAGCCTTTGGTTCGTACACAGGTAACGGGTCTACTGATGGCCCATTTGTGTATCTTGGCTTTAGACCTCGCTTTGTTATGTTTAAAGATTCCACTTCAGCAGGTGCTTGGATGATTATGGACAGCAGTCGTGAAACATACAATGTTGAGCAAAACGGGCTTGCACCAAATAACTCTAATGCAGAATCAACTTATTCTGGCACTCCACAAGTAGACTTCTTGTCTAACGGATTTAAGATTCGTGCAAACAATGCAAATGCATATTGGAACAATATAAGTGGCAATACATATATATATGCCGCCTTTGCTGAAGTGCCTTTTAAATCGGCTCTCGGGCGTTGAGGAATACTATGAAAAACCCCAATCAAGTTAAAGACGAAACAGGCAACAAATACAGTCGCTTGACTGTGCTTTCATATGATGGCGCAGATAAGTTTGGAAACGCTAAATGGTTGTGTTTGTGTGACTGTGGTAACAATAAATCTGTGGTTGGTATGAATTTAAGAAAGTCTTTAATTCAATCCTGTGGTTGTTATAGAAAAGAAAAGTCAGCGCAAACTCTTGCAAACATGAACTTTAAGCATGGACTTTCTAGGACAAAAGCCTACAAAACTCACTATGCAACAAAGCATATGGTGGCAAAAAGAAAGCAAATGCCAGCATGGGCTGACGAACAAAAGATTAAAGACATATACGCAAATAGACCAGACGGCTATCATGTTGACCACATTATTCCATTGCAAGGCGAATTGGTGTCAGGGCTTCATGTAGAAAACAATCTGCAATATTTGACACCAAAAGAAAATTTTTCCAAACATAACCATTACGAGGTAATTTAAATGTTTTTATTAAATGGAAAACCGCTTGCTGTGGATATGCCATTCCAAATTGATGGAACTTCGTATCCAGCAAATTGGCTTAGGTTAACTTCATTGGAAGAGAAAAATGCAGTAGGTATTACTGAAGTGCCTGATGTAACAGAAACATACGATTCGCAGTTTTACTGGGGTGTAGACAATCCTAAAGACTTGACAGACCTAAAGAAGAACTGGACTGCACAAGTAAAGGAAACGGCTAACAAGTTACTGTCTCAGACTGACTGGATGGTTATACGCAAAGCAGAGCGTGATGTGGCTATTCCTGACGCTACGGCTACTTATCGTGCGTCTGTGATTACAGAATGTACGCGTTTGGTTGACGCTATCGCTAGTGCTAGTGATGTGCCAGCATTGATTGCAGTCGTCACCAACCAGAACTGGGGCAAGGAATGACAAACGAGCAGACAACTGAAGGTGCTACTGCTCTAGTTGCCAAGGCAGCACCGCCAGTCACCATATCTCTTGCAACCGTTGCGGGTTATCAGGTAAGCGAACTGGTGCTGTGGGCTACGCTAATCTACACGGTCTTGATGATCGGTCACAAGATGTACCAGATTTATAAAGAGGTAAAGCATTGATCCTTTCTCTTTACTCATGCTGGCTCAAGGCGCTTTCAGCGCTATCAAGCAGGGGTGCGACTTTTTACACCAAGGTCGTATCCAGCTTGAGTCTGCTAAGAAAACCATTGAGGGAGTTCAGTCAGACCTTAAAGCAGTCAAAGGAATATTTGACTGGTTTCTTGGTCTCTTTGTCTCCAAGCCAGATAAAGTTGAAGATGCAAAGCCTGTGGCGAAAGCGAAAGCAAAAGCAATCGCAGCCAAGCAGTCCTACGAAGAGATGGAGCTTCAGCTCATCAAAAGTGTTGGAGACAATCTTGGTACGCTTTTCGACACGCAACAACAAATAAATAACTATTACGCGGAACTTGAAGAGGAATCAAAGACCAACTACAACCCAGAACAGAACACCAGCAAGAAGGCTATTGAGCGTGCTTTGATTGAGTTGCAGATGGAGAAGTTGATGGAGCAGACCAGAGAGGCAATGGTCTATGCGCCAGCAGAATTAAAGGATTTGTATAGCAGATTCTTAATTATGCATGGAAAGATTGAAAAAGAGCAGGAGTGGGCAAGGTCTGAGACGATACGCAAGGCAAGACTTGCGAGATGGAAGAGGGAGACGCAAGAGATCAAGAGGATTGAGTTGATAAGTAGCGCAATTGCTGTGGCATTCATTTCTTTAATTTTTGGATGGTTGATGTGGCGACTACGAGACTTATCTGGTGGGTAATGATTGGAGTGACACTATGTCTAGTCGTTGCAGTTACTTCGATGGCGTATGTGGAAACCTTGTACATGAAGGCTCAGTTAAAACAGGAAATCAAAGAGTTGCGTAAACTGAAACGAGAACTCAAGGAAAGCAAATGAATGACTTACTCAATCTTCTCAAAGGTGTCGCACCCTCGCTGGCAACTGCTGTCGCTGGCCCTTTGGGTGGGGCTGCTGTTACCGCTTTGGCTAGTAAGTTTGGCGTTTCTGATTCCGTTGATGCTGTTGCGAAGGCTATTGCTGGCGATCCAAAGGCGGCAGAGAAGTTAGCAGAACTAGAGTTGGAGATGGCAAAGATTGATGCCGCCAATACTGCTGATGCTAGAAAGATGAATTCAGAGATTCAGAACTCTGCAACCGCATCATGGCTCGCCAAGAACATTGCTTATGTCATTGATGTGGCAATTATTGCTGGTGCATTGACCATGACATTTGTGGTTTTTATCATTGGCGTGCCAGAGCAAAACAAGTCAATGGCATTCACCGCACTTGGATCACTCTGGACTTTGACGGGTACGGTTGTGAACTTCCACAGGGGTTCATCTGCTGGAAGCAAGGCTAAAACTGAAGAACTGATGAAAGGTGCAAAATGAAAGAATTTATCTTGACATGGCTAAATAAACCAAAGGACAAGCCAACCGTTGAAGAGGTAGAAGTCCATGTTTGGGCGTTTGTAGTGCGCTCCATCACCATCATGGTTATGGTCATTGCCTTTGGCGTGTTGTGGCTCATCGGATTTGAGAAGCAAGACCCAGAACTCGCACCCATTGATGGCGTGTTCTTAGAGATATTGAAAGCCATTGCCTTTATGGGCGTTGGCACTTTGGGTGGTATATCTGGACGCAAGGCAACTGCTGCCGTGGCGCAGGCAATTGTGGGGGAAGAAGATGCAACTAAGTGAGCATTTCAGTCTTGAGGAGGCAACGCACTCTGACACCGCCATAAGGATGGGTATTAGTAATCAGCCTTCCCCGCAACAATTAGAGAACATGAAAAAGGCTGCTGCTGGCATGGAAGAGGTCAGGAAGTTGTTGGGTAAGTCCATCCATGTCAATTCTTGGTTGCGTCTGCCAGAAGTCAATGTGGCTGTTGGCGGGTCTAAGATTTCCTCTCACATGGACGGCTGGGCTATTGACTTTACTTGCAAGGACTTTGGTAATCCTTTGGCGGTCTGTAAGGCTATCGAGGCAGCAGGCATCAAGTTTGACCAGATGATCCACGAATTCGCAAGTTGGACACATATAAGTTTTGCGCCTGAGATGAGGGGTCAGAAGTTGACAATCTTTAGACCTCAGAACAAATACGCCATAGGGTTGCTAACCCAAGAGGAATACAACAAGGCTGTATGACGAATCTCTACCAACAGCTCCAGACGCCAGCCATACCAGACTTGCCTAACCCGCAAGACAAGTATGAGCGCCTGACTGTTGCCCAGACAAATGCATCTCTGAGAACTTACTTCACCAAGGTAAGTAACTTCTTGCAAAACATTGCGTCACCGCGTGGTGCGAGGTTCTTAAATGCTCCCTATGGCGCGTTTCAAGACTCCACAGACCAGACGGCTACGGCTAACACCGCCACGGTGATGACATTCAACACAACAGACTTCTCCAATGGCGTGTCTGTCGTGACAAGTGGCGGTAAGGCATCGAGACTGACTGTCTCACAGGCTGGTATCTATAACTTGCAATTTAGCGTGCAACTGCAAAACACCGATACGCAACTGCATGATGTAAGCATTTGGTTGCGTAAAGACGCTTCTGGAGCTGGTGTAGATATAGATGGGTCGACTGGATTTGTTAGTGTTCCAAACTCTCATGGTGGAATTGACGGTCATATCATTGTTGGCTGGAACTACTTTATCACTCTCAATGCAAACGACTTTGTGGAGATTTGGTGGTCTACTACGAATACGGCTGTGACCATCCAAGCCTATGGAACAGGAACATCACCAACTAGACCGTCCACGGCTTCAGTCGTTGCGACAATGACCTTTGTGTCCAATCTTTCAGCATAATTGATCCTATGGCACTCGTACCTCTCAAAATCCCTGCTGGCGT